CCTGAACCTCAAAGCCGGCGTCTCTTACGTGGTCTTCGTAGCGCTTGCCCGTGACGCTGTTTTCCGCAACGCCATCATGGGGCAGGAAGCAGACGGCATTGGACCAACCCCGCTTGCGCAGTTCATTGACGTAGTAGGCAAGAACCTGGCCTTGGCCCTCGATGTAATCCAGAACCCAGATTTCACGGTCTACGAACTGGGCAATCCAGATGGACATCGCGTCCGCATTAGCGCCAGAACCACCAATGTCAAAGAAGGCGCGGACGGATAGCAGAGGATCAGCGACAAGCCGCACAATGCGGTTTTCAGCTTTTGCCTGAGCAAGCTGGCGGGCATAATAGGCGCCCTCCAATGCCTTGGCGTATTCACCTTCCCAGATGTGTCCGTATCGGTCTGGGTAGAGCTTTAAATCGGTTAGACGCTCTTGCTCCAGCACCTCATTGAACCACGGGTTGTCGCGCCAGTTGGCCGTCACAACCACTGAATCAGGCGGGGTCTTAGCGACCAGAAAATCATCTATGGCGTCAGACTTGCGGCGCGGGTTCCAAGATGCCCATATCTGTGAGCCTTTGGCACGAATTGTGGGCCGCAGGAGTGTCAGACTGCGATGCGAGAGCGCCTGGGCTTCCTCAATCCACGCACGATTGAAGCCCTCCAGAGATTTGATGCTCTCCGAGGTGTGGTCCTGCATGCCCTGGAAGATGATTACGCCATCGCCGGGCGTCCGTATTTCCTTCTCGTAGACCTTGAAGCCATCAGGCTCGCCCAGGCCCATCTGCTTTAGCTTGGCTTCCAGAAGGCGCTTGGAGCTGTCCTTGAGGGACTTCTGCACTTCACGAATGCAGACGGCCAATGTGCCGGGCTCGGCGTAACAGTCTTCCAGGAGAAGCTCGGCAAAGAAATGGCTCTTGCCAGATCCTCGGCCGCCCTTGGCGCCCTTATACCTCTTCGGTTGAAGAAGCGGCTTGAATGCTCGCGGCGTCTCTATCCGCAGTGTCAATAATCACCCTCTCGATGCGCTGGCGGATTGGTGCTGCTTCGTCATCGCCGGCAATCGGCTGCGTGGCCTTGCCGTCCAGCCTGTCCGCGATCTCGCGGATTGCAGGCACATCACCATCAGCGGCCTTATCGACCAGCGCCTCGGCAATGCGGGCTAATTTGGTCTTGTCGCCGTCGGCTCGATTGATCGCCAGATTGAGCGCGTCGCGGAAAACCTTGGTCTTTGGCTTGCCGCCAGGATTGCCGCTTACGCCGGGTTCGAAGGCCATTGAACTGAACTGCTAACCTTTTGATGTGAAATGGGTCCAGAGTCGAACTGGCAGAGCGCGGGCCATAGCTTTCGCATAGCCATACCAAGGCATGTGGGATTCGAACCCGAGGCAGCCGCGCACCGGCAACCGGCCGGCCCAATTTACTTCCCTCTCTGCGCTGGCTTCTAGTTGATCGGCCGCTTCTGTAAGTGCGTGGCGAATGTCTGCCAGATTGTGGGCTAATGTCCGAAGGTGCCGGATGAGATCGGCGTTCAAACCGCCAGGCAATAGCCTTCGCCCCTCAGGGTTTTGATCTTACCCTCGTATTTCGTGCCCTTGAGCTTCCTGCGTATCCAGACCATTTGAACGTCTATGACCTTCGTGAGCGTGTCTGAGCCGCCTTGGTGACAGGCATCGAATAGCGCGTCACGGGTTACGACGCGCCCCCTGCGAGATAGGAGGAGATCGAACATCTTGGCCCGGCTTGAACTGAGCCCTAATGCATGGCCCTCACTGGCTACATCCGCAGCCATCCAGGCACGGCATTTGACCAGGATCTCGTCCAAGGCAACGAAGTTGCCGGCTCTTACAGATTCTGAAAGCCTTTCTACTTCCTGGTAGGCGTTCATTTAACAACTCCCTCAAGTTGTTGGGTAAATCGCTGCGCGAGGCTTAGTAACCAGCGTTCTTGCGGAGACTGTAAAAATCCCCTGAGGCTGCTACGCCAACGCAGGCTTGATTGGGGCCGGAATCATCAGTGCCCTTAACTTCATCCCGCATCTGCTTGGCGCGAAGCTCGACCTGGAAAAGCGCGTCACTGGCTTCAACCATGTCCTGCCAGGTTTTTGCCGAGCCGATCATGCGGACAAGTTGGCGGGTGATGCGCCATTCATCCGGCGGGTAATCTTTGTTGTACGGATTCATCTTCCCCTCACTTCCAAGCCGCGTTAGCGGCGGCTATTAAAAACTATTGCTGGCGGACTTGAACCGCTTCGGCTCGGGGTTATTCGCGCTTCGCCCTTCGCTTACCCGCTGGTGAACAGCTAGCATTTCCGATGCTTTACGATCAGCATCGCAGCAATTCATGAGTTCCTCGGCAAATCAGTCTCGAAACTATGTCCCCGATTTACCCACTCAACAGCCCGTTCCTCTGCCTCTGGTATTTTGTCGAAGTCGCGCGGGACCAAATTGACAATCTGCTGTGCTTCGGATGAGTGAACAGGCGTGTGTTTGCCTGCGCGGGTTTGGCGCATTGTCGTGGACCGATTTGTAGGAGCCGCGACCTGCGGTCGCTTGGTAGGAAGTATCTGCCCCGGGATTGTCCCGACCTCTCCGGTGATCAACCCGGTAAGACCGTATTTGGACCGGAGCTAAAGCGGGCGCCTTCCTAGGTACGATCCGCTGTAGCAAGCCTGATGCGAAACCGCAGCGCAGGAACGGGATGAAATGTGGCGCGCTCTCGGCGCAGATCATCACACTAGTCATCTTGGTGGCACGAAATTAATTTTGCTTCAAGCTGATTTAGCAGCTCGGCCCAAAACTGTTTTACGCGCGGCCTATACTTCTCCCGCATGTAACGCGCCCGGCAAGAACGGCAATAGCGTCCTGTCGTGTCACGCGGGCCGCAGCAACCGGAGCAGTATCGGACGCGCTCAGACTGTTGCACGTGAAACCCCTTCTGCCTTGTGCTCTGCGGCGTGGCAGCGAACGCACAGCCAGATCACATAACGGGGCCTGGAATAGTCCGGATGATGCATGTGGAGGTCTAGGGTGGTGCCGCACCGCTCGCATGGTTTGCGCTTGATCTTGCCTTTATCCAGCGCCTGCATTGCTAACCGTCTGGCGCGATTCTTAAATTCTTGCTCCGGGGTCTCGGCCTTTCGGCACTTATGGCACCATGGCCAGTCGATCGTGCTCATAGCCTTCGGCGTGAATACCTTCTTGCAGCTTCGGCAGGTAAGTGGGGCGTAGCGGCGCGTGGCGTGCCGGAAAACGCGCACGGCGGCAGCCTGTGGAAACCCGAGGGCTTTGATGCGTTCCAGCAAATCTGCGTCTTCTTCCTCGGGGTCGGCATCCTTCAAAATTCTGGCGGCATCCCTTACGGCCAACATGCCAGCGGGGCTCCGTAGGAACGCGAGATACTCCCTTGGCGTCATTTGCCGGCCTTCTTGAAAGCTAGGGGGATTGCCTCGATCAACGCGTCCAGGCTCTCGCGGAAGCGCGCAAGCGTTGTGGCGCGGTATGCCGGGGTGATGTCGGTAATCGTGTCGGCAATGGGGTAATTCTCGCCACAGATCCGCCGCAGGATCATCCAGTCACGGGTGCCTAACTCTGCCTCGAGGGCGCGCATGAAATTCTTAACGTCAATCTGGTGGTCAACAAATGAGCCGGGGCAACCAACAACCCGCACCGAGTTGTAATCCGAGCCATTGGCCCAATTGCCTGCGTTGGCGACTTTCCAGCCCTCGGTGAAGCGGTCCCCGGCCTGATAGCGGTCTAGCGCCCTCTCGGCCTCGGCCTTCGTGGCTTCCTGATCGGTGCAGCGTTCGCGGTCCATGAGCTTGCCGGCACGGTGCGCCCGTTCAAAGACTGACAGGTTCTCCCAGCCCTCTTTGTGACCCACCCGGCGCCCAAGGGCATGGGTATCCTTGACCAAGGCTGGGGCATCGATCATTCGGGCGGAAGTGTCTTGTTGTTCTGTGGGTTTCATGGGGTAGGAGCCGCTCCCTTTCGGTCGCTTGAAGAAAGATGGTTCATGATTGCCCTCCCGATGATTTCCGGGATTTGCGGGACGACGGCGTTGCCGAGAGCTCGCAAACGGTC